AGACCCATAATCAATATCTTTAAGTTGTCTAATATATTTGTACATATTTTCAGCTTCAGATTTATTAATTGCTTCACCTTTAGATATCTTATGCCATGATTGTATGGCTCTCCATTGTTTTTCAGAAAATGATTTATTACCTTTATTGTCCATGTAATATAAACCCGCATCTTTTGCTTTACCTCTTAATTCATTAACCACACGATTAACTCTAGCAATGATGTACCATGAACCCTCATCCTTAAAATCTATTTGATTAAAATTTAAATAACGTTTTATTGCTCCTTCTTTATTTAAAGGCTCAAAATCTTTTTGAATAGTATCTATGATTCCTCTTCTAATAATTTGTGAGAATTCATAAATTGCTTTACCAAATCTTCTTGTTTTTCTAAGCACGATTTTTTTTCCAGGAAAATATTCTGTAAAGTATTTTGGGTCTGCACCATTCCAACGATAGATAGCTTGATCATCATCTCCAGCTAAATAAATTCGTTTAGTGTTTTTAGCTATTTTAAATATGACTGACCATTGCAACGGTGTAAAATCTTGTGCCTCATCTAATATAAGTATTTCTAAAGGAGCAAAGTTTACTTCTTTAATTGTTCTTTCAATCATATCTGTAAAATCAATGAATGAATCTTTTTTATAGTGCTCAAACGTAGAGATTTTTCTTTTAAATACCTCTAACGTATCTTTTTTATATCCTTCTTTTTTGTAAACATATTCTGGATCTAACATCATGTTTCTTGCTTTATCATAAATACCAAGTGACCAATCTTTATATAAAAAGTCATCATCTGCTAAACGACTATCAGATGTTTTTAAAAACTTTTCTTGTAACGCAAAATCAATTAAACAATTCCTTTGATCAAATATTTCTTCTTGAAAATATTTTCTGCAATAACTATGAAGCGTAGAAAATTTTTTAAAATCTTCAGTAGACAAATCAGGGAATGTTTCAATGGCTCTATCTCTTGCCGTGTTTACAGCTTTGTTCGTAAAAGAAATAAAAGCAATGTCTTGAGGATTTACACCTAGTCTTAAATGTTTCTTTAATATACGTTCTATTAGAGTGTAGGTCTTACCAGTTCCAGGAGGCCCATAGACTTTTATTGTTTTTTTTCTAAGTCGTTTGAGTTCTTCAAGTTCTGAACTTTCCTGTGTGGTATTCATCATCCATCTCGCTTACTGTCTTTGTTTGTTTTTGTTTGTTAGTTGGTAATTGATAATCTACAAACTCTGGCATCTTAACTTCCCAAATGTTTTTTACACCCTCATGATAATCTTTTCTATCAGCGTTAATTAATCTTAAAGCTTCCCTAGTATTATCAAAAATTTTCTTTTTACTAGATAACCATTTATCTAAAGTGATTTGTTTAAAATAACACATACTAGTTTTTGAATCTAATACAACAAACCCATCTTTTAATTTACTGTAATCATCCACTTCAATTGTATCTTCAAAAAATTCTTTCAAAGTCGTATACCTTAAATCGTGTAAGTTATCTTCATAGTTTTCAACTCGTTCTGCTTTTTTAATTAAAGCATCCATAAGTATTTCAAACGGTGGTGGAGAATTTTTTTGTCTTGGTAAAGTCTTCCAATAAATACCTTGATATAAAAGTTTTATTCTAAAAGATTTTTCATCTTTCATATCTTCTGGAGTAAGCTGTATAAATTTACCTTGATAATCAAATTCATAATAAGCGTTCTTAACATCTTTTATAAATTTAACTTTTTCAAACTCATCAATGATTGCGGGTGCCTCTTGTTTGATACCTAGGTCTCTATTTTTACATAATTCTTTATTACATATTGGCATGAGTTCATTATGTTTCGGAGGACACTTGTAAAAATATTGTCCCTTCATAATTGATTTGGCTAAGTTAATGACTTCATTGTTTGGCAAAGGTCTAACAAACACTTCTTTATTTCTTTGTATTGCTGTAGCCTGTAACTCTTCTACAGATATAGTTTCATTCTTTTTTCTCTCAAGTACAAGAACGTTGAATAAGAAATTATTTCTATTATCTCCAGCCCACTTTTCATTAATTAAATTTTGAACACATGGTGGATATTGTGACCACTGATCTTCAATCTCATAATTGGTATCTAATTTAAATTCATTAATATCTATTATTTTACTCTCTGCATATTCTAAAAATTTTTCTGGAGATAATGCAATGTTATCTTCATTGTAACCATACTCCATAGTTGCCTTATAATTAGTATATGGCATGCCTACTGCTTTATTTGCTGGAAATACCTCCTTAGATAAAAAATAAGTATTATTCCAATCATCTAAAGTTTCTTTAACTTTTTTGATAGGTGTCCAATCTTTTAAAAATAAAAACAAATGTAAACCACCTGATTTAGAACGACAAGCAACTAAAGGTAACTTAGTGTTTTTAATAATGTCTACAATTTTCTTTTGATTAAATTCTTTATAATCTTTAGGGTCTATATCTATACAACCCCATTTACATTCTTCTCCTCTTTCTGGGCGCAACCCAAGCACACACTCTCCCTCTAAATGCTTTTTCCATAATTTAGCAGTTAGTGGTTCGTGAACCGTGTTGTAATTTGCTTTACGCTTTCCTCTTTCATCGAGGCCACCGTTATAGGTGACCTCGATATGTTTGGAATTATCGCCTGCAAATAAATCTGCAAACTTTTTTTCCATTAGAAAGGTACGGATGTTTTGTTATCTACTTTCTTTACGTCTTCTTCTTTACCAAAGTCGACTTTACCAAAGATGTCACTCTTGACTGCAGACTCATAGAAACCTTTTGTAGCTTCTAGTGTGTTTGCAAGTTTTGGATCATTTAAGTATTTATCAAACTCAACAACCCAACCATACCAAGAGTTATTTCCATTTGACTCTTTAGTTGTAGTTAATTTGTAAGAGGTTGCCCAAGATGGCGGTTGGAACATACCATGCTTACCTTTTAATCTTCGACTTTGCATCATAGAATTCCAAGTCTTAGATTTCTTTTTTTGTGTAGACTTCATTGTAATCAATGCAGTTTCAATTGGTTGATAATCTTTGTCTAAAATATAAACAAAGTGATTACCAGTGTCCTCTACATAATTACCATTTTCAAGTCTATCCTTTCCATCATCACCTCTATTGGTTTGAGATAGGATAGAAGCATCTGTATGAATACCTACAGGTCTTCCTGGACTGTCCCCTCTATCTTTCCACTCGTTAAATGTGTTGATGTATAAACAAGGAACAACAATACAACCTTCTTTGCCTTTGTATAAAGACCCAGTGATTTCATTGTAGATGTCACCTTGTTTTGCAGTTTCTATATACTTACCATCACTCTCATCAAGTACTGGTGAATTAGAATATAGAATTTTTAGAATTGGTAGTTTTGTATCTCTTGCTGTTACATACTCACTACCTTGACCAGCGGCTTGTTCCAAATCCATTATGGCTGGAACCGCGCTTTGTTTTTTGGCTTCAACGTCTTTCGTTTGTGCTTTAGACATTAGTCCTCCTTCGTGGTTATTTTTGTTTTGTTTGCTATGTATACGCCGAATAAATCGGTTGGAACTTGTTTCCCTGATTGAATTTGTTCTCTTACAAATCCTTTCAAAGTCATAGGTTCAACCTTTTCGACTTGCTTAACATTATGCCCCTTTTGTCTCAATTCGTCAACCAAAGCTTTTGCCTCGTTGTCTTGAGAACGACCAAATGTTAGTGATACATTATTTTTTATCATGTCCCCATGACCATTTGTACGAAGCCAATTGAAAGCTTCATCAACTCTAGTGCTAGGGATTTTTGCAGCGTAGAAAGGTTTAATTTCTACTTTGGATCCATCATTAAGTTTTAATAATGAGATACCTGCTTCTTGCATCTTGTTAGGTATATCCTGTTCAGACAAAAATGTTTCTTCAGCTTTTTTCTTTTTTAGTTTTTCTTCTAGCTCGTTAACTTCTTTCTGAACGTTCAATAACTTGTTACAAGATTCGGCTATGTCTTTTGACAGGCCAGTGTTCACTTTTATATTAAGTGATTCTTGTTCTAAGTCCATAAGAACCTCCTATGGCCGATGATGTATAATAAATCATTGACTATGTAAAGAAAAAAATGTAAATAATTTTTTCATGGAATTCTCATATAAAACAAAACCTTTTGAGCACCAACGCACTGCTTTAAAAAAAGGTGCATTACAAAAATTGTATGCATATTTTATGGAAATGGGTACAGGTAAAACTAAAGTAACTATTGATAATTCTTGTTATTTGTACACCCAAAATAAAATATCATCTGTAATTGTTATAGCTCCTAACTCTGTTTATCGAAACTGGATACAAGAGATCGACACACACTCAGGAGTTGAAAACAATATCAATGTCCACAAACAAGATAAAAAATTTACTTATGAAGCCGATAAACTAAATTGGTATTTATTTAATGTAGAGGCTTTGTCACATGATTCGGGTGTTAAAAGAGTTAAGGATGTAGTCAAACATGTTGGATCAAAAGCTATGATGGTTATAGATGAGTCTACAACGATAAAAAATAGATCAGCTAAAAGAACAAAAAATATTTCACAATTAGGTATTAGTTGTGAGTACAAAAGAATTTTGACTGGATCACCTATAACTAAATCACCTTTAGATTTATTTTCTCAATGTGGTTTTTTATCTAAATCATTATTAGGTTACGGATCTTACTTTGCATTTCAATCACGATATGCAGAAATGCAAGATATAGAAATGAATGGTACTTTTGTTACTTTACCTAAATATTATAAAAATTTAGAAGAACTTGAATTTAAATTAAAAAGTTTTTCTTATCGTGTAAAGAAAGAAGATTGTTTAGATCTTCCAGAAAAAATTTACCAAAAAAGATTTGTTGAACTAAACAAAGATCAATTAAAGTCTTATGAAGATTTAAAAGAAAGAGCTCGTACTATTATTGAAGATGAAAAAGTATCATATGCTAATAAATTA